CGCCCTGTATCGGTCCCATAAGAGCGTCATCCGGCGCATCTGTGAGGCGGCGCTGTCGAAAGCTAGGCAGTCGCCCGAGCAGCCGCCGCTCAGCCTGCCCGACCTGATGCAGGAGGGCTACGTGCTTCTCCTGCGGTGCTTGGTGGGGTACAACCCCGACAAGGGGAGCCTGAGCACCTACCTGAAGCACGCCCTTCGCAGTCGGATCACGGATTACCTGCGGAGCCGATCGGAGACGCAGGTGCCCTCGGAGCGGGAGCGGGTCCGGCCCTCCCGTGAGGCGCGCCTGCCGGCCCGCACGTCGGCCCTGCCGACCACGATCGACCCGGCCGGCCTCGCCACCGCGCTTTTCGAGGAGGGGGCTTTCGCAGAGACCGAGCGGGCGCGGCAGATCTGGTCCCAACTCTGCCCGGAGGCGAGCCCGCAGGGCAAGTGACCCTATATCACTACCACGCGACTGCGCCTGTGACACCCTGCGACCGCTCGCCATGCACGCGACCAGAGCGGACACGACGATCAAGCGGGAGGAGGCGCCGACCTACCGCCGGCCCCCGACGAAGGCCACACGGCGCCGTCTTGGGCACGTGGAGGACTTGCTCTGGCCGCGGGGCGGTGACTGGGCTCGGGTCGAGCGGTTTCGGCGCCGGATGGAGCGGCAGAGGCAGCGCCAGATCATAGGCTCTAACCGTCCACTTTCGTCTACCTGATGGCCTCCTGGACCGACAAGCAAAGACGGTTTGTTGAGGAGTACTGCGTCGACTTCAACGGCGCAGCCGCAGCCCGACGGGCGGGGTACAGCGAAAACGGAGCGAAGCGGGCTGCCCATCGGAATCTCAACGACCCCGACATCAAGGCTGCGATCGAGGAGCGCCTCGACGACCTCGCCATGTCGGCTGCGGAGGCGACGAAGCGGATGGGCGACATCGCCCGGGGGGACATCGGCCGGTTCTTTGAGGTCATCGAGTACGAGAAGGACGGCGAGACCCGAACGATCCTCGCCCTCGACGAGGGGGCGTTGATTGAACACGGCGGCGGTCTCGTGAAGGAGATCAGCTTCAACGAGTCCGGCCGGCCGAAGCTGAAACTGTACGACGCCCAAAAGGCCTTGAAGCTTATCCTGAAGGCCCACGGCGCCTACAACCACACCCAGGAGCACGAGCACAGCGGCGAGCTCGGCATCGAGTCCGACACGCTCGACGACGTCATGGAGTCGCTAACCGAACGGGCGGCCCGCCTCGGGTCGGAGGAGGACGATGATTGATGCCCCTACCAAGCCGGACACGCCCGAGGGCGACGCCAGTTCGGAGGAGTGGCGCCGATTCGTCCTGGACTTCCGGGACGTGGTGTCAAAGTACACCGCCGAGGAGCGCCGCAAGATCGTGCAGGAGGTCCCGGAGCACGTCGCCCGGCGCCTGGCCCAGGACCCCTACTGGCTCGCCCGGCCGAAGCAGCTGGAGGTGCTGACGTCGGAGGCCGACACGGTGATGGCGATGGCCGGCCGGGGGTGGGGGAAGAACTTCGTCGGGTCCCACTGGGTGATCCGCAAGGCGCGGAGCGGCGAGCACAGGCACATTGCCATCGTCGGCGAGTCGGCGGCCGACGTTCGGGACTACATGGTCGAGGGACCGAGCGGCATCCTGACGGTGGCGCCCGACGAGTTCGAGCCGGAGTACATCCCAAGCAAGCGGCGCCTGCGGTTCCCGAACGGGTGCCGGATCACGACCTACTCCGGGGACAAGCCGGACCAGCTCCGGGGCTTCTCCGGATCGGCGATGTGGATCGACGAGCTTGCCAAGTACCGGTACGCCGAAGAGATCTGGGACGGGGTCGGCTACACGCTCCGGGAGGGGGAGGAGCAGCAGCTCCTCATCACGACGACGCCCCGGCCGATCGACACGATCAAGGAGCTGGTGGAGGATGAGGCCGTCCACGTCGTGACGGGCTCGAGCCTCGAGAACCGGGCCAACCTTGGGTCCCGGATGCTCCGGAAGATCGAGAAGGTCCGGGGCACCCGCCTCGGCCGGCAGGAGGTCGATGCGCAGATCATCTCGGCGCACCCAGGCGCCCTCTGGGACCACGACGACTTTGGCCGGGTGGCCGAGGCGCCGGCCCTCACCCGCGTCGTCGTCGGCGTTGACCCGTCCGGGGGCGGAGACGACATCGGCATCGGGGCGGCCGGCATCGCCAACGACGGCCGCGTGTACGTCCTCTCGGACGACACCATGAACGGGAGCCCGAACGCCTGGGCCACGCAGGTCCAGCGCACCTACGAGCGGCACGAGGCCGACCTGATCGTCGCCGAGCGCAACTTCGGCGGCGACATGGTCGAGTCGAACATCCGCAGCGTCGATGACGCGCTCCCGGTCGAGATGATTACCGCCTCCCGGGGAAAGCAGCAACGGGCCGAGCCGGTTCACAACCTCTACCAGCAGGGCCGTGTGCAGCACGTCGGCACGCTCCCGGAGCTCGAGGACGAGATGACCCAGTGGGACCCCGAGGAGTCGGACTGGAGCCCCAACCGGCTCGACTGGCTCGTCTGGGCGGTGACCGAGCTGGCTCTTAACCACGACCGCGGCATTTTCTCAGGCGACACTGTCACGCTATGAGCTTCCTCTCCTACCGCCACCCCCAATACGACAAGCGCAAGGAGCGCTCGACCTTCGCGCACCTCTACCGCACCGGCAAGGTGCAGCAGAAGGTGAAGAAGCAGGTGCGCAAGGACCGCGGCACGCGGCTGGCGCCCGGGGGCCTGCACCTCATCCGCCGCTCGCAGGGGGAGACGATGGAGGCCTTCCGCGAGCGGGCGAACGTGAGCCGCTACCCAAGGCATATGGGCCGCATCGTGACGTCCTTCGTCGGGAGCCTGATGCAGTCCGACGGCAAGGCCTCCCGTCAGTGGGGCGACGCGCTCGGGAGCCCGCAGGAGGAGGACACCCGCATGAGCGAATACTACGAGAACGCCGACGGGGAGGGCACCAACTTCAAGCAGCTCTTGGTCAACGTGGCCGACACGCTGGTGACGTCGCACCGGCAGTGGTATCTCGTCGACCCGCCGAGCGACGGGGGGTTTGCCACGGTCAATCTGATCCCGGAGCAGCGCGTGGTGAACTGGGTCGAGGCCGGCGGCCGCCTGATCGACGTCCTGGTCCGGGAGCACCGCGACCCGCGCTCCTCGATCGAGCAGGAGGCGCAGGCCGGCGAGACGTTCATTCGATACCGGCCGGAGGGGTGGACCCGCTACCGCGAAGAAGACGGGGACCCGGTCATCATCGACGAGGCTGAGTGGGACGAGCCGTTCTACCGTAGCCCGGACCGCCAAGAGCGCCGGCTTCCGATCGAGTACGTCGACCTCGGCCTCGGGGAGCCGGTCGGGTACAACATGGCCCAGGACGCGCAGTATCTCTACAACCTTCTGAGTGACCTGCGGTGGGCGCTCCGGCGGACGTCCTTCTCGAAGCTGGCGCCGCAGGACGAGCCGCTCGACCGGTCGGACTACGAACTCGCCTCGGAGGCGATTGGTGAGGGGGAGAACTTCCTCACCTTCCCGGCCCAGTACATCGCCCCGGACAGTGCCGTCTTCGAGGCCGCCTACGAGATCTACAAGCAGGAGACGATGGACTTCTACGTCACCGCCCTGCAGTCCTACGAGGACTCGGCCCAGCAGAAGACCGCGACGGAGATCATGCAGGACCAGTCGAGCGGCCGGTACTCGTTTCTGAGCGTCCTTGCGCAGGCGATGGACGAGATCGAGAACGACATCTACCGGCTGATCCACCAGGTCGAGAACCCCAGCACCCCGGGCACCTGGACGGAGGCGGAGGTCGAGCGCAGCCGGGACTTTCAGCCGATCAACGCCGAGAAGAAGGCTCAGGAGCTGCGGAAGACGTACTTCGGCGCCAACAGCGTCCCGGCCGGCACGGAAACGAAGGCCGGCGTGGCGGAGGCGATCCACGACCTCCTCGGCGTCGACAGCGACGAAGAGGAAACGATGGACGCTGTTGAGGACCGGGAGGGGCGACAGTCCCAGCGCGCGTCCGCTGGTGGCTTCAATCTTAGGCAGTAGCACGATGCTCGACCTCGAAGAGGCCATCTGGACGACGACGGAAGTGGAGGCGGGCGCCATCACTTGCGTGTTCTGGGAGGACTACCCAGTGATGCGCTACCAAAAGGTGCAGTGGGTCGCCTTCGGCGATCGGTACACGACTGACGGCTACTTCAACTGATGCCCGACGAGCTTGACGAGGCGTACAACGCCCCCCTGCAGGAGGCCTTTCGCTCGGCCCTGCGTGACCCGGAGGGGCTCAAGGCACGCCTGTTCGGTCGCCTGCAGGCCGACTACGCGGCCTTCCTCGAGTACGTGGCCCAGGGCGAGGGCGTAGACGACACCGAGCGGCGCGTCGAAGAGGGCCTGGCCGAGCTGGAGCGCGCATCGGTCGAGGCGCTACGGCAAGCCGACGGGGAGGCCCGCGGCCGGATGGAGGACGCCCACGGGACCGGCTACGAGGCGGCCGCCAGTGCGGCCGGCGTCGCCGCGTCGGGGCTCCCGGACTGGACGCCGGACGCCTCGGGCACAGACCCGTACGCCCGGGCGCCGTTCTCGGGGGCAGTAGACGAGTTTGTGTCGGCCTCCATCGACGAGGAGATCGGCTACTACAAGCAGGACCTAAAGTACATCCGCAAGTACGTTGACGAGGACGCCTACGCGAAAGCCACCGCCCAGGTGCTGGCTCGGGGCGACGAGGAGATCAAGGAGATGCTCGCCCGGCGTGGCATCGACCTCGACGACATCGACACCGATGCCCTCCTCGACGAGGCGGCCGAGGTCTTCCAGAACACGAAGACGATGGGCTCGCCCGACATCCGGGGCATCCTCGAGGAGATCGACCCGCAGGACCTGGCCGAGCGCAACCCGAAGCTGTTCGAGCGCATCAAGGCGCACGGGACCGACCGGCTGCCTCGGGTGATGGATGAGGTGGCGAAGGACCTGTCGGTGCAGAGCCCGGCCGTGCAGGCGGTCAGCTGGACCCTTTCGACACGGCACGGGTCGCTGGCGTCGAGCCCGGACGAATGTGATTTTCTGGCGTCACAGGACGCTTTCGATCTGGGCCCGGGGCTCTACCCACCAGAGAAGGTGCCCAGTCACCCGCACCCGAACTGCGAGTGCAGCATCACCGCCCGGACGCTGGGCCCCGACGACTGGGGCACCGACGAGATCGAGACCCCGTCGGCGCCGGGCGTGGACGAGGACGCGGTGCGGGCCGTGCTTCAAGATGTCGCGGATCGGATGGACGAGGCCGGCCGAACGGTCACGGACCGACACGTCGAGCGGGTGCATGAGGTGATCGAGAAGGTGACCCGTGAGGTCGAAGAGAAGCCCCGCGGCACATCGCCTGCGTGATGCGCTTCGTCATCGGCCTCGGCACCGGCCGCTGCGGGACCACCTCTCTTGCCCACCTGCTCGGCCGGCAACCCGGGGCCACCATCCGACACGAGGACGCCCCGCCGCTGCCGTGGCCGGACGCCGAAGGGGGCTACGGCCGCGCCCTGCGGTGGCTGAAGGCAAAGCCTGGGCCCGTGGCCGGCGACGTTGCGCACGCCTGGCTCTCCGCCCTGCCCCGCCTGGCCCACGACCTGCCCGTGTCGTGCGTCGCCCTCTGGCGACCAGTAGAGCCGACGGTGGAGAGCTTCCTGCGCCACTTGCCGGACACCTACATCCAGTCCGACGGCCCGCCCGGAGCCCGTCAGTTCCCGACCTACGACCGGCCGCCCCGTGACGGGTGGCGGCGGTACGTGGAGGCGTATCACCGGCGGCTCCGGCACCTCAAAGCGGCCGGGCACGTCACCGTGCTCCCGATGGTGGCCCTGAACAGCCGGGCCGGGCAGCGGCGGATTTTGCGGGCGGCCGGATTCCCAGACGGGCGGCACGTCTACGTGGCAGCGTGTCACCGGAATGCATCGTAGCGCGGGGCCCTCGCCGTCATGACCCTATATACTGAACGACTTCGGCTTCGCCCGCGCCGCAAGCGGGCCGCTTCCGGTGTAATCCGCAACTATGATCTCTGACGTATGGATCTCTCTGACGAGCAGCAAGAGGCCCTCGACACGCTTCGCGAGTCCTTCGACTCCGAAGAGGCCGCCGCCGAGGCGCTTCAGCAGCACGCCCAGCCCATCTACCAAAAGGCCTACGACAACGGCCACCAAGACGGGCTCGGGGAGGCAGAGGGCAAGGCCAGCCGCTTCAAGGAGCAGCGCGACGAGCTCGAGGAGCAGGTCGGCGCCCTCAACGAGGAGCTCGAATCGCTCCGCGAGGAGAAGCCCGACGCCGAGGAGCTTCGCCGGCAGTGGGAGGAAAACGAACTGCAGCCCCTCAAGGAGGAGCTCGAAAACAAGCAGTCCCGCCTCCAGGACC